TACACCTCGTCGAAGACGCCAATACAACTAGGGGGTAGGCAGGGGGACATAGGGGGTTGTTGTTCTATTGCATTGCAACTCAAAATTTTCTCAGCAAAATTACGAGGATTGAGTTCCCTAGGTTATAGGCACTTGTGCCTTATGAGCATACTAGTAAGTGTAAAGACGTTTACACGAGATAATTTAAGTGTACACTCGTCCCGAGAGGGACGTTAATATTAACGCAAGAAGGGAATATAATGACCGACATTGTATTAGGTGATATTGGTAGTGGTTATGATAGAAGTATAATCAATAACAATTTCACAATATTAGAGGATGTAGTGAATAACGACATACTACATCTAGAAGGAGGTAATAACATCCTCCGACAGAGTATTGATATGGATGATAATAACATCATCAACATCAATCAACTAAATGCCAACGAAGGTAATTTTGTTAGTAAGATTACAGTAGGTGGTACTGACTATGAAGTAACTCTACAAAACCTAGTGGCTGAAGCAGAAGCCGCAAGAGATGCTGCCCAAGTTAGTGAGACTAATGCGGCACAATCAGCTTCCGATGCTGCGGTTAGTGAAACCAATGCGTCCAATACACTGGATGAGTTCCAAGACCAGTACTGGGGAGCTTATGCAACAGAACCGGCATTGAGTCCGGTAGGTAATCCAGCTACAGCCGGTGACCTCTATTTCAATACTACTGATGCGTTGATGAAAGTTTATGATGCCGGTAGTATGACTTGGATTAATGCTAGTAGTTCGGTAAATGGTTTGAAGGAAGAAGCAACCTTCACTAACGTAGCAGGTCAAGACACCTTTGCATTCACCTATGACCCTAACTTTGTAGAAGCATTCTATAATGGTGCTAGGCTAGTTATTGGTGTAGATTATGATGCGTCTTCTGGGACACAAGTTGTCTTAACTACACCAGTTACTGATGCGGATGACTATGTAACCTTTGTAGCGTTTAACTCAGTTGAGTTTGCTGACTTTGGTACAGCAGCTTTTGCTGACTTAGGTACAGCCCCAACAGAAGTTCCTACTAATGCTGATTTAGGTACTGCTGCATATGCTGATGTACAAACCAGTCCTACAGATGCTACGGCAGGTGCCTTACTGGCTAATGGTTCGTGGGGTAATGGTGATCAAGCCCCCATAGTTTCAGACTTTAATGACGCATCCACAGGGGGTAAATGGCGTGCTAATGATGTCGCTTCCAACAGTCCTGATACGGGCACGTTCTTCACCATAGAAGTTATTGAATATAGTTCAGGGAATGTTTCACAGGTTGCTTTAGGTATTGCAGGCTCCATGGCAGGGGCTGTATATACAAGGTACTTTGACAATACTTGGTCAGACTGGCAACCTGTCTACACTGGGGCTAACTTAAACCCTAATGTGTTCGGGGGGGTTGCTAGCGTTCCAGCTTGTGAAGCCATACCTAGATCAGCCACCTCGGTATGGTTGAAGTGCCCTCATTCACTGAATAAGAATAGTCCGTCATTAAGTCTTGGGACGGGAACTATAAACATAGTGGATAATTTTTTTGTGAGTGTAGGCAGCTTTTCAGTTCCATCACTAAACATTATTACTGCTAATAATAAGTTTGTTTTATTGGAGGTTACCGGTCTTACAGGTGTGTTGCAGGATAGACCTTATTACGCAGTACCAACAACATCAGGCGCAACATGGGAGCTGGTTTAATGAAATTGATTGAACGTAAAAACGGTTTTTTTCATTTAGAGTTTAAAGAAGATGGTAAATTGATAAAAAGCGCACCTTTCGAAAAAGACTCAGACCAATGGAGTGAGTTAATTGAAGAAGGTTGTGAAGTTGAGTATCTACCACAAGCCGAAAAAGATGAATATCAAGCTCAACAAAATCGTGAATCTGTAATTATACAAATCACATCTTTAGAATATAAACAAACTCCACGTAAATTACGTGAAGCTGCTTTAGGTAATGTTGAGGCCATTAAGTTCCTACAAGACTTAGAGAATGAAATAGCGGAGCTACGTAAACAATTATGATAGATAAGAGTAAGATGTTGGACAATAGGGGAAGACCTCTTACTCAGTCATTATTCCTTGAAAAGGGTTATACAGACTTCTCTGTATTCACCCTTAAGGAAGATGATTATGAGTATAAAGGTAAAGTTTATCCTTCCCTGAAGAAGCTCTACATTCAACATGAAGATCCAACTGAATATGATTTTGCAACTAAGTATTTACTAGGTTGGCAACATTGGAAGAAGATCACAGAGAATAGAGCTTTACTAGTAGAGATTGAACAATGGCGTGAAGAGCTTGAACTTAAGATTAGGTCACAAGCTGTTAAGGACATGATTGATCAATCTGTAGAGGGTGGTAGCTTCCAAGCTTCTAAATGGTTAGCTGATAGGGGCTGGGATAAGAAAGCTGCTGGTAGGCCTAACAAACAAGAAGCTAAGAAAGAACAGCGCATTAAAGAACAGATTAATGCAGAATTTGAAGAAGATAGTGCGAGGTTATTACAATGACACAAGCAAGAGATACAGGTGAATTAGTTAATGATGTAGGAACAGCAGCCTCTGCGGATGTGCAGACTAGTACTACAGATGTCACTGTAGGCAGAGTAGTAATCAACGGTGGTCATGGCCTTGGTGGGGATGGTGTAGCTGTTGATTGGAATGCACCTACAGCTAGTATATTGGCTGAGTCAAGCTTAAATTCTCCTATAGGTGGAACCAGTGTCCTTGGTGTAAATGTAAAATCTGGCACCACACAGTCAGCCTTTGTAGGTAGAAATGAAAGATTCTTTGGGAGAACCATAGAAGCCGGTGTGGTCCAGCCTTGGCATGAACTATATACAGGGGCTAATTTAAGTCCTAATGTGTTTGGAGGGGGTGGCTCCACTATTAGGATATTAGGGGTTGGTAGTGCTGTTAGCGCAACACTTGGTATTATATATCTACCAATAATGAGCTTATCACTTCCGTCTTCAATTAGTGTCACTGGAACATTTTCATTAAGAACCACTTCCGGATCAATAATAAAGACAGGTATACCTGCCTCTGATATATCTCTAGGAACGGCAGCATCAACAAGATATGCAAATATCCTTGTAGCAAATTTGTCTGGGCTTTCCATTGGAACAACCTACGAGCTGAGAAACGAGTCTATTGATGGAGAGATAGAGGTGAACTTCTAATGAAAAAACTAATTGAACACTTTGACGGTTGGCGTTGGCATGAAGGAAATACCTCTAGCGCACCATTTGAAAAAGACGGCGAGCAGTACACCTCTTTAATTGAAGAAGGGTGCGAGGTTGAGTATTTGCCACAATCTGAAAAAGACGCTTATAAAGCACAAGAATTACGTGAACAAACTAACCTAGAGGCAAGATCTTACTTATCCTCTACGGACTGGTACGTAACACGTAATGTTGAGACAGGGGAGCCTGTCCCACAGGATGTCCTAGTTAAGCGAGCAGAGGCTAGATTAAAGGTTATAAATGTCTGATCAAGATGATTGGTTAGAGGAAGCCAATCACAAGCTCAAGATTATGCCTGCAAAGGCTAGAGAGATTAGAGAGGCGGCTAAGGAGGACTTGTTCCTCTTTGCCCGTCTGGTAAACCCCGGTTATATGTACGGAAAAGTACATGAGGAGATATTCCGGTGGATGCAGGACTATTCTCTTTATGGGCAAGGTGAGTCACTAACCTCTAACAAACTAATAATGTTACCACGTGCTCATCTAAAGAGTCACATGGTAGCTACATGGTGTGCTTGGATTGTAACAAGACACCCAGAAGTAACAATGCTTTATGTCTCTGCAACAGCAGAACTAGCTATTACTCAGCTTTACGCTATTAAGAATATCTTAGGTAGTACTGTCTATCGTAGATACTTCCCTGAGTATATACACCCTCAAGAAGGTAAGCGTGAGAAATGGTCTTCCACTAAGATTAGTGTAGATCATGTTAAACGTTCTGAGGAAGGTACTCGTGACCCCACTATCGCTACAGCAGGCTTAACAACTAACACCACAGGTTGGCACGCAGATATTATATTGGCGGATGACTTAGTGGTTCCTGAGAATGCTTATACAGAAGATGGACGTGAGTCAGTTAGCAAGAAGGCCTCACAGTTCACTTCGATCAGGAATGCTGGTGGTTTTACAATGGCTTGTGGTACACGCTATCACCCAACTGATATATACGATACATGGAGAAATCAAATCTATGATGTGTATAACTCAGATGGAGTTAAAGTAGACCAAGCTAATGTATGGGACATTAAGGAATTTAAAGTTGAGACAGATAATATTTTCATCTGGCCTCGTGTTGTAAGGGATGATGGTAAAGCTTATGGCTTCGATCTACAAGTATTGGCTCGTATTGGGGCTGAGTATTCTGACAGGGTGCAGTTCTTTGCGCAATACTACAACGACCCTAACGATCCATCCTCTGACCGCATCAGTAGGGACAAGTTCCAGTATTATGATGTACGAAAGCTCAGGAAAGAGGGAAGTAAGTGGTTTTATTCTGGACGTAAGCTTAACATATACGCCGCAGTAGACTTTGCATTTAGTTTAAGTAAAGCTGCTGACTATACAGCTATTGTTGTTATTGGTGTTGACTGTGACAATAACGTTTATGTATTAGATATTGATAGATTCAAATCTGATAAAACCTTGGAATACTTTAAGCATATCAAAACATTACATTCCAAATGGGTCTTCTCTAAGCTCCGTGCTGAGGTGACAGTAGCCCAGAAGGTAATTGTTAATGCAATTAAAGATTATGTCCGTAAGGATGGTTTGAGGCTGTCTGTGGATGAGTTCAGGCCCTCTAGAGCTGAAGGTACTAAGGGAGAACGTATTGCGGCTGCATTAGAGCACAGATATGATAACTTAGAAGTGTGGCACCAAGAAGGTGGTTGGACTAATGTTCTTGAGGAAGAGTTAATAAAAGCTCGTCCTGCACACGATGACTGTAAGGATGCTCTAGCATCAGCAGTTGAAATTGCCGTTCCCCCTGCTAAGAGTATGGGAACTGCTATGAAGGACTTTTTTATGAATGATAAACCTAAGAGTAGGTTTGGAGGAAGATTTTAATGTCGGACAAGGTAGCCGAGTTAACAAGCCTGCTTCAACAGGATGATCAAAGCCAATGGGTTACATACCTATGGGACAAGTTTAATAGGCAACGTCAGGGTAAGGTGCAGGAGTGGCTAGAACTACGTGACTACGTATTCGCTACAGATACCACTACTACAACTAACCAGACACTGCCGTGGAAGAATACAACCACTACACCTAAACTATGTCAGATTAGGGATAACTTACACTCTAACTACATCAGTTCATTATTCCCTAATGATAACTGGTTGCGTTGGATGGGTTATTCCCAAGAAGATAGTGTACGTGCTAAGAGGGACGCAATACAGACTTACATGAGCAATAAGGCTCGTGAAGGACGTGTACGTACTGAGTTCTCTAAATTGGTATATGACTATATTGACTATGGTAATGCGTTCTGTACAGTTGATTTTGAAGCTAATTACAAAGAGACTGAAGATGGTGAACTAATCCCAGATTATGTTGGTCCAGTTCCTGTACGTATCAGTCCTTTAGATGTGGTATTCAACCCACTAGCAACCAGCTTCCAAGATAGCTTTAAGATTATACGTTCTGTTAAAACCATAGGTGAACTTAAGAAGCTGGCTCAAACTAATCCAGATCAAGCCTTCTGGGGCCCTGTAGTAGAGCGTAGGGAGAACTTCCGTAACAACGTAGGTGGTTACACAGTAGAAGACTTTGATAAGGCTACAGGCTATTCTGTGGACGGATTTGGTAATATGCATGAATACTACCAATCTGACTTTGTTGAAATTCTAGAGTTCTATGGGGACTATCATAATCAATCTACAGGTGAGTTACACACCAACCGCATCCTAACTATTGCTGATCGTTCCCTTATTGTACGCGATGAACAGATTCCTAGTTGGACTGGGGGTGCTCCTATCTATCATGTAGGTTGGCGTTCTCGTCCAGATAATCTATGGTCTATGGGCCCTCTAGATAATCTAGTTGGTATGCAATATCGTATTGATCATCTAGAGAATCTTAAAGCTGATGCTATGGATCTTCTTGTACACCCACCACTTGTAGTTGCAGGTGAGGTTGAGGAGTTCTCATACGGCCCTGGAGAGACAATCCAGATTGATGAAGCTGGTAGTGTATCTGAAGTAACTAAGAGCTTACAGGGCGTTATAGCAGCCACACAAGACATCCAGATTATTGAAGATAAGATGGAACTTATGGCAGGCGCACCAAGGGAAGCTATGGGTATCCGTACTCCCGGTGAGAAGACAGCCTTTGAGGTAGGTCAATTACAGAATGCAGCAGGTCGTATTTTCCAAGAGAAGATCACCCACTTCGAGATTGAACTACTAGAACCTACTATGAACTCTATGCTAGAGGTAGCTAAGCGTAACATGGAAGGTACTGATGTAATCCGTGTTATGGATAACTCACTAGGCGTAGAACAGTTTGTAACGGTCACTAAGGAAGATATTACAGCTAATGGTAAGTTACGCCCAGTAGGTGCTAGACACTTCGGACAGCAAGCTCAAGACCTCCAGAACGTCATTGGTATCTTCAATTCACCAATAGGTCAAATGATTGCACCGCATACCAGCGCATTAGCATTAACTAAGTTTGTAGATGATGTTACTAACCTTAAGGGTTATGAGATCTTCAAGCCTAACATTGCTGTAGAAGAACAACAACAGACGCAATCAGCAGTTAATGCCGCACAAGAGGACTTAGCTGTAGAACAATCTGTAGATATTGGAGATATTCCTACATAATGAAAAAGTCTTGGATTAATGATTTAGATCCACAGGCTGAGAAGGATATGAGGGGAGTGTTTATCACCTCCCTCCTCCTTCGACAACGCCTAAGCGAGTTACTAAGTAAGAAAATTGATGCGTCTAATGCAGCTAATCGTTCTAAGAACGCCTATGAAAACCCTAATTGGGCCTTAGTTCAGGCGGATCAGAGAGGCTATGAACGTGCGATGCACGAGATTATAGAATTAATTAAATAATTTAGGGGACTAAAGTCCTTAAAAAGTATATATTACTTACGTAAAGAGTTAATAAGAAATAACGTAGTTATAGTAAAGACGAAGTCGAAGTGATTAACGACTGGAGTAAGTATAACTACTATAGTATATAAGAATATAGGAAGAATACATGACAGACCAGTCAGTGTTTGGTAATCCAGATGATAATTCGGGCCAACCAGCCCAGCAACAGCCAGCTCAATCTAGCCCATTTGCAGACCAGCTATCAGGGATTAAGAATGAAGAAGGCAAACAGAAATACGACACCATCGAGAAAGCACTAGAAGGCTTATCTAATGCACAAAGCTACATTCCGCAATTAAAGGATCAGGTATCCACTCAAGAGGCGGAGATTAATAGGCTTAAAGCACAGTTAGACCAACGCGAATCAGTCGAAGAAGTCGTATCTCGGTTAGCTGCTCCTCAGCAGCCTTCACAGGAACCTCAGTTAACCTCTCAGGTACCTTCAGGCCTTACAGAAGAACAGGTAACACAGATCGTACAAAATACTTTTGTACAAAACCAACAACAGCAAGTAGAAGTCACTAATAAAACTAAAGTGAATTCTGAATTGATTGCTAAGTTTGGTGAAAAAGCTGGTGAGGTAGTAAATGAGAAGGCTAAGTCCCTCAATACAACTCCTCAACAACTAGAGCAAATGGCGGCTACGAATCCTGATATGGTTCTGGCCTTATTTAATTCAAGCACCAACACAAGCGTTAAACCTTCGACTGGTAGCATTAATATTCAACCTTCTAACCAAGGTGAACCTGAGCCCTTACAACCCCCTGAGAAGTCTCTGCTAGCTGGAGCCACAGGAAAGGATCAAAAGGATTATATGCTTCAGATTAAAGAAGAAATTCATCGTAAGTATGGTGTAGTCCAATAGGTAAAACATGCAATTAACTAGTAATACTCGTGCGTTTATTGAAGCCGAGCAATACTCAAGCTTCATTCTATTAAACCTACATGATGGTTTACTACCGGGCACCTTCTACCGTGATGTTAAAGACTTCGGTTCTGGTGATACCCTACATATTAAAACTGTTGGTACAGTAACTCTGCAAGAAGCTGCGGAAGATACTCCACTAACTTATAACCCAATTGAAACTGGTGAGATTACTTTCCAAATCACTGAATATAAAGGTGATGCTTGGTATGTAACTGATGATCTACGTGAAGATGGTACAGACATTGACCGTCTAATGGCAGAACGCTCCGCAGAATCTACTCGTGCTATTCAAGAGACTTTCGAGTCAGACTTCTTGAAGACTGGTGCAGTATATTACGCAACTGGTGGTGCAGGTGCAGGTTCTCCTAACCTAATCAACAGTCAGCCTCACTTGATTCCATCAACGGCAACTAGCAACGTATTTGAACTAGCTCAGCTTGTCCAAGCACGTCTATCTTTCACCAAAGCTAACGTACCTGATGCAGGTCGTGTGTTCATCTGTGATCCTGTAGTTGAAGCTACCCTTAATAGCTTAGTAACTATCACTCACGATGTAACTGATTTTGGTAAGCGTATTCTTGAAGAAGGTATGGCACGTGGTCAACGATTCATTATGAATCTATATGGCTTCGATATCATCACTTCTAACCGCTTGCACGTAGCTGACTACTCAGATGGCACAACTTCTATCACTGGTGGTGTTGGTAACCTAGCGATGTGTATCCTAGACGACCAATGTAAGCCTATCATGGGTGCATGGCGTCGTATGCCGAAAGCTGAAGGTGAGCGTAACAAAGATCGTGCTCGTGATGAGTTCGTAGTTCGTGCTCGTTATGGTCTTGGTATCCAGCGTTTAGATACTATGGCTTGTCTACCAACTAACGCAACTGCAATTGCTTAATAGGAGATTTTAATGAGCTATGAAGATTCAGCGGGCCTTAATGTAAACAACCATTACGGCTCTCGTGACTCAGGTGGTACACAAGGTGTTTACAAGACAGAAGGTTATGAAGGTGAGTTCACCTATAACCTAGATGGTGATAACCTAGATGTACTTTTCCCACGTAATGTGGAAGTTATTGGTGTTGATGAGACATTCGTAACTGGTAACGTTACTGCTCTGACAGTAGGTGGTGTCGATGTTATCGGTGCTACTGAAGCAGCTCCTGTAGGTATTGTCCCAGCTAACACTGGTGTACTAACTCAGACAGGTGGTACAGCAGGATACATCGTAGTTAAGTTTAAAGTTGCACCAGCAGGTGTTACTGTAGCGTAACCTTAAGGGTCAGTCAGTTTTTCTGGCTGGCCTTTTTTATTATCTGGAGATAGTAAATGACAATAGAGCATCAAGACATTGCAGATGCTAACAGGCATGAACCTAGAGGTGCAGATGCTGCGACATCAGGTCATGTACTGACTTCTAATGGTGACACCACTACCTCTTTTCAAGACCCAAACACCTTAGTCGATGTAGGTAACCTTCAGTATGAGAGGGTATTAACTGCGTTTAGTACTGCCACCTCCCAAGAGCCTACGGGAACAGACACCCCATTACAAGTAGAATTTGGTAACGCACAAGGTACTGTATCAGATCCAGTCATGATTGATAACTTAGGTAATGTGACCTTTAATGAAGCTGGTTCTTACATTATTAGGGTTGTGTTACAGTATGGTAGGACAGGTAGTGCATCACAAGCAGACTTACATGCTAGGGGTTTAATCAATGGTGTACAAAATGGTAACTCAGTAAGCGCGTCTGTGGATACAGCGGGTGTATTAATTGCCAGTGCTTTTACCTCTAACGCTAATGTCCCTACAGGTGCCATATTTACATATGAGATTATCAGGGATAGTTCAGGCGCTAATGCAGGGGGTTTATTCTCCTCTACACCTACAGTAGGTTGGAATATATCACCTACAGCGTCTTTGGTAGTTGATAGGATTATAGCAGCATGAGGATGACCTTATTAGAGCTAGTTCAGGATATCCTTAATGACATGGATTCTGATGAGGTAAATAGTATAGACGATACTATGGAGTCTGTACAGGTTGCTCAAATAGTTAAGTCTACATACTTTGCTATGATGAGTAATCGTAATTGGCCTCATCTAAATAGACCTATACAATTACTTGGTAGTACTGATGTAAACCTACCAACACATATGAAGATTGTTGAGGATGTTAAAGAGCTAGCATTCATTAACTACGATAAAAGTAAGTTAGACAATACCTCTAAAAATTATGAGAGGATGCATTGGCTAGAGCCAGATGACTTCTTAAGAGTATTAAACCGTAGACGCAGTGATGTGGATTGGGTTGACACTGTAACAGACCCTTCTGGTATTGAACTATTCATTGCCAATAACACTGGTCCAACTTACTATACATCTTTCGATGACGAAACAATAGTCTTTGACAGCTTTGACAATGTACTAGAAGCTACCTTACAAGGTAACAAAGTGCAGGCTCAAGCTTACTTAATGCCTGAATGGCAACAAGTAGATAGTCATATACCAGACTTGCCAGCAGAGGCTTTTACTGCATTACTAGAGGAAGCTAAAAGTAGAGCATTCTCCAAGTTAAAACAAATGCCTGACAACAAGGCAGAGCAGGAAGCCCAAAGACAACAACGTTGGCTCTCTCAGAAAGCTTGGAGAGTTAAAGGTGGGGTTAAGTACCCAGACTTTGGTAGGCGTGGTAGGAAGTATCACAGAGACGTAACATTCAGGGTAAATAAATGATTGTAGAATATAAAGGATACCAAATCGTAGGTGATGGTACATTTGGTTTTAAAGAGATTAAGCCTACTGGTAAAGGTAGTGTACATCTAGAATTACGTGGTAGTTATACCACTTCCAAACAAGCTGAGCTGGCTATTGACCGTCACCTAGCTAAAGAAGCTGCTAAGCCTAAGAAAGGAGCAGTAAAGGATGCCGAGAACAAGTAGTCCATTAGAGTTTAATTCCTTCTCTAAAGGTTTGATTACAGACGCTAGTCCTTTAAATATGATTCCTGATAGTGCCATTGAAATGGTAAATATGAATCTATTTAAGGACGGGTCTGTACACCGAAGACTAGGGATGGCTAAGATAGATGTCCATCAGACTTACTTTGGCGAAGGTGATATAAATCAATACTACGACACTTTTGAAACACTAAGGAATACTGACCTTAAAGTTTTAAATATAGAGTTGTGGGAAGGAGTTGGCGATAGGGGGGATGTAAACTTATTAATCCTCTTTATGAACGATGATTTTGGTAGCACTATAGTTGGTAAGATAAAGTTAGCTGTATACAAGGTTACTAGCTCTGGCTTAGTTCCAGTTCAAGATCAACCTAACATAAGTTTACCCTACGACACATTTGTGCGTTCCCCTGCTAAGCAATTCGGTAAGAAAATGTTATTAGCAGGTGCCCCAAGCTCAGTATCTGGGGGATTGGTTAAAGATTATTTATCTGTGTTAGAGTATGATGAGTCCACCGATTCAGTGGATTTAGTACATAGTACGAACCTTAGGGTAAGGGATTTTTGGGGCTTAAAAGCTATAGATCCTACATCAGGAGACGACCTAACTGAGGGTCAAAACTTACATATTAGGCCCTCTGTAACACCTCCATTTGATGATAATGATAAGATGTATCTTTATAATCTGCGTAATCAAGGCTTTGGTAGAGCTTGCTTAGCTGAAGGTGGAAGCACTAAGATAGATCCTGTGGGTTACTATCAAGGACTTACAGAGTCTGGAGGTAAGGTACCTGCATTGGCTGATAAGTTTAACAACTTCTATTACGCTAATGCTGCTGAACCTACCTACCCTACTGCGGATAGATTTCATGGCATAGTTATGTCACAAGAAATTCCAACCAATGATAGGGCTCCTATGGGGTCTGCTATTATTAGATTGTTTGACCGACAGGAATCTAGGAAGGATTTTCTTGATAAGATATTTGATGAATCAATCTCTGGAAGTTGGTATGGATCTCCTACTAGTTCACCCTTCCCTTCTGACAAAGCCATTTCTGGTGAGCGTGTTGGCATTATGGAATATTATGCTGGACGTATGTGGTATGGAGGATTTTTAGGTGACTTAACTGGACCACAAGCTGATTTTGATGGCGCACCTAAACTTGAAAATACTATTTTCTTCAGTCAATTGATTAGAAGGGATAGTGATGTAGGTAAGTGCTATCAAGAGGGTGATCCCACTGGTGTTAGTAATCCAGATTTAGTCGCAACTGATGGTGGTTTTATTCCTATTAATGAGGCTAGAAACTTAACTGAACTCAAGGCTTATAAAGACTCTCTCTTAATCTTTTCTGATCAAGGGGTGTGGGCAGTAAGGCCAGTATCTGATAGTGGATTTACAGCTACCAGTTACCAAGTGGTTAAGATCACAAGTAAACCAGCCCCTTACCAAGGTAGTATTGTTGATACAGGTGATACCATCTTATTCTTGAATAATGAAGGTGTTAACGCTATCCAGTACAACCAGTTAGGTGATTTGGAACATGTGTTAATCTCTGAAGATATCTTAGATGACTACTTCAGTAATATATCTCCACTAGATCTAAGCAATGCTAAAGGTGATTCCTCTAGGGTTAATCGTAAGGTTGAATGGGTTATACCTGAGGTAGAGTCTACTAGGATATTGTCTCTGGACTTAACCTTAGGCGCGTACACTCAGAAAGTAGTTGAGGGTAATCTGACGCAGAACGAAGTGCAAGTCTTATCAGTGGTAGCCTTACCCCCTGATGCGATAGGTAGTATAGAAGAGCAAGTTGTGGTAGGTGTTGATGATGTAATTGTAGCAGGTGATCCTGTTATAATCTCTAGTCAAGTGCCGGGAGCATCTGATATTGACTTCTTATATCTAATAGGTCAGACTTATCAAACAGGTTTTGCTAGTCGTATACAGTATGGATTTGCCACGGAATCAGATCAAACCTTTACGGACTGGGCTATATTCCCTTATGCAACCTTCGGAGGAACTGACCCAGTTTGGACTGCCCCAACACCTACAGACGCAGAAGGATACTTTGTCACTTCATACCTAACAGGTGGGGACACATTGCGTAATAAGCAAGTACCTTACTTAGTCACTCTGCTTAATAAGACTGAATCAGGTTTTGTTGATGTTGGTGGTGACCTACAACCAGTTAACCCATCCTCTTGTCTCGTACAAGCTAGATGGAATTGGACTAATTCAGATAGGTCAGGTAAGTGGGGGAGAGAATTCCAAGCTTACAGGCATCGTAGGTTCTATATGCCAACTGGATCTGGGGATGGTTTTGATGATGGTAACAGTGTAGTTACAACTAAGAATAAACTTAGGGGTGGTGGTAAATCTTTATCATTGCGCATGAAGACAGAGCCACTTAAAGACTTCCAAGTTCTTGGTTGGTCTATGGTGATGGGAGTTAATAGTAATGTTTGATATAGTAGTCTTGGATGACCCTCGTAGTATCAAAGCTTGTTTCTATTTAGGTAAGGATCATTATGAGGAAGTGGAGAAGGAATTCTCCAACCTCCCTTACCAAGTTAATTGGCCTATGGTTGAGAAGCTTATAGAGACTAAATGCCTAAGTGTTGTAGCTGCTTTTGATGGACTGTCTTTAATAGGCTATGTTGGTAATCTGATATCACCTGATGTGTATTCAAAGGCTGTAAAAGCTAGTGAGTTAGGTATGTACGTTAAAGAATCCTACAGGAATCAAGGCGTACTAAGGTTAATGTTAGAGAAGTCAGAAGAAGAGCTTATTAAACTAGGTGTTACTTCTCACTACATTGTATTTAAAGAGGGGCATGAGCATAATGTCCCCGATGGGTTTGTTAAAACCGAAACCACTTATATGAAATTATTGGAGGGTTAAATGGCAGGTGCAGTAGGAGCAACCCTTGTAGGGGGTACCCTCGGATTAGGTATCTATGAGTCTGAAGAGGCTAAGAAAGATGCTAGGAGGGCCGCAAGGGCTAGTGAAAGAGCTAATCAAATACAAACAGCCCAAGGTCAAATTCAAGATATTAATAGGCGTAGACAGAATATTAGGGAAGAACGTGTAAGAAAAGCCCAGATTCTACAAGCCTCTCAAAACTTAGGTGTTGCTGGTGGTTCAGGTGAAGCTGGATCTACAGGGGCATTGAGTACTTTAACTTCCGCAAGGAATGCAGGTATTCGTGGTGGACAGAGTGCAGCTATATCAATATCTGAATTACGTAATGAAGCAGCTAGAGCTATGGTAAGAAGTCAGGAACATCAATTCACTAGTGATTTAGGTTTCCAAATTTCAGGCCAAGCCTTTAGTGCATTTGCAGGAGGAGCCGGTTAGTGGCAGTTAATGAAGATGTTACATTAGCTGATATCAGCGATGATTCAGCCGGTGTTACCTTGCAAGATATTAATGGGGACGTTAAATCTAACGTCCTTGTTAATAACAAACAATCAAATATAAATGCAGCAGCTCAAGCCTCTATAATGACAGATGATCCTGCATTAGTAGAGGAAAACTATAGGATAGTAAACTCTGAGCTGGATGAGGATTTACAATCAGATGCAGCAAAGAATCTAGTAGAACTTGTAAAAGCTAGGTCAATGGCTAGTGCTAGGTCAGAGCTAATTAAGTTCTTAGCTGACCCACAGTATTCAGATCAAGAGAAAGAAGCCGCTGCTAACACTGTATTAAATCCAGATTCCCCTATGTATAACCCTCAGAACTTAATTGCCACTGAGTCCACTATTGCGGATGAAGGGGATGTAGAGTTTGAGGAAAGGGAATTTACTCGTATTAACGCTTCAGATGTTATATTTGAAGTGCAACAATTTAAGAAAGCAAAACAACAATTATTAACTCAAGCTGTAGCAGGTAGTGATACTGACACCCTTACAGCTACTGGGGATTTCCTCACATCCATAACTCCTTTCATGGAACCAGCTATGGCATCTAAGATTAGCACTGCATTTGAAGGTGAGTTTGAAGTATCAGACTTCCTGTTATTAGGTAGTGCTAAGAAAGAGATTATTGAGGCAATCAATAATGCCCCTAAAGATGAACAGTTAAACATCATTGAAAACTTAATTGAGGTTGTTAATAAGAATTCCTCAGTGGTGATGCAAGACCCTAATGACTTTGCTAGGGTTAACTTCTTACGTACATTCTTAGAGGATGGTTATTACGAAGATAGTGATGTATGGTTAGATAACGTTGTATCTGTATTAGATATGACTATCCTAGGAGGCCCTATAGCTTCCGGTGTGAGGTTTTTCCGTAAAGGTAGTAAGGCAGTAGGGGATGTAGCTTCAAATGCCTCCAGAGACGCTGCTAGGAGCTCTGTGAAGCCTTCTTCAGTTAGTCAGGTAGTGAAGGATACTAACGTAGGTAAAGCTCGTGCTATGCACGAAACAGCAGCTCTAGATGAATCTGGTGAAGCAGCAGAAGCTTTGTATGGGGCATCAAGGGAAGAAGCTGTAGCCAATGATATATTACCAGAGATTGGTAAGACTGATGCTAGTGTAAATAATAAGGTTGGTAACCCTAATCTTAATATTGTAGAGCTAGCTGATGAGAGTGGTGCTATCCACTACACAGAATTTGAGAAGCAACAATTAAGAGCTGACGCTAAGAATAAGTTAGTTCAAGTTAATGCTATGACCCCACGTTCTGAAATGTTTAACGTTGAAGCTGTAGCTGATGGTGTTAAAGTTAAGGCTGTGTATGGCCCTACTCAAGGTGGTGTATCTAACGCACAAGAAGCTTTAGATATGGCTGAGTGGGCTTTACGTGACTTTGGTGCTTCAGAAGATACCCTGACATTATTACGTAGGGATGGTGATGAGTATGTACCTACAACTAAAGCTGAGTTTGATGCGTTAGTTAAGGTTGGGGATATTGACCCTACTAAAGTTGATGTTAATCCAGACTTTATGGTTCAACTAAACTACGACTATAAGTTTAATCCGATGGATGTAAACCAATGGTCTGAGTTAGATGTTAAGTATAACCTATTTGATCGTATTGGTTCTTCAACTAATATGAATGGATTGGCTTCTACTTTCAGTAGTATTCAACGTTATGCCTTAGATCCACAGTCTATGCTTGATGGTCATTTAACCTTAGCAGCTAACACTGCTGTTGACCAAGCTGCTGGATTGGAGAGTGCTTTACTAGATTTAGGTAAGGGCTTTGCTGATGGTTTTATGAAGGTTGACAAGGGTAGACAACAAATCCTTGAAGACATCATTAAAGAACAAAACCATAAAGGTAGGGTGTTAAACCATAATGAATTAACCGCACAAGGTATTACACCAGCGGAACAACAAGTATTACGTGATTGGAAATCTTATTGGGATACTACGTACTCTCTAGAGAATAGGGATATGATTCGTAGCTTAACAAATAAAGGTTTCAAAGAGTTTATTGACAAGCAATCTGATACACGTCTATTTGTTAAACCATTGAGTAAGCAGAATGCTACACCAGCTAATGTGTATGATCAGAAGACAGGTGAATTAAGGTCTATTGACCAAGCTGTTATTGATGACTTGTACGCTAAGGGTGGTACACTAGCTCAACTTAAAGATCCAATTAATGTAGCAGGTACACAAGCTAGGCATATACTAGTTGAGAATGCACAAGATGGATCTTACCTACGTGCGTTAAACGATGATAGTAAAGTGTTACATTATCGTGAAGGTTATTATACTGTTAACTATACTGACCCTAAGTTTGTGGTACAGAGGGTTAAAGATAGTGATGGTAACTTCTTATATAACCAAGCTATAGCCACAGCAGGTAATAACAAGGACGCAGAGAAACTTATTGCTCGTTTCAAAGCTAATGATGCTGAAGGTGAATACTTCTGGCGTGATGATCTTAAGGGTGCTGATGTATCTAAGGATGACCGTTGGGATGTAGCAATGAATACTGGACGTAGTGTACAGCGTGCTCGTGGACAACGTTTAGGTGGGGAGCCTAGTGGGGGTATAGATCCTTCTCAGGCCCCTATTCTTGGCCCAGTGGATAGCATGATATTATCTGCACGTTCTACATCTAATCGAGTTAAGATGCGTGACTTCTTGGAAACTTCTAAGCAACGTTTCATGTCACAGTATCCAGAGTTTCTTCCTAAGAATGATATTGGATCTCGTACTTTCCCTAATGAAATTAAGGATGTACAATACCGTGGAGAAGGTCAGCAGAATAATAAACGTCTAGCCGATGCCCGTACAACTTGGGAGTACATTAACTATATTGAGAATGGTTACATCAACGCAATAGATGATGGGTATAAAGCTACCATGAAAGGTATCTCCAACATCTTAGGTAATGCAGGTGCAACTAAACTTGGTAAAGGTGCTCAATGGTTAGCTGATGCTCGTGGACCTAGTGCTATGGGTAAGAACTTAGCATTCAACATGTACTTGGCAACCAACCCATTACGTCAGCTTATTGTACAAAGTCATCAGGCAGTTCAGCTTACAGCTAACTTCCCTAAATATGTAGCAAGTGCTAGGGCTCCTCTGGAGACTATTGTATTAACTACTTTCCAAATGGGGGGTAAGCCAAACAAGGTGATGTTGGATAGTTTAGGTATGTCAGCTAAGGAAGCTGAGGATATGTTTAAACAATTCAAACGTTCTGGTCTTGTAGCCTCTATTGATAAACAAAACCTAGTACGTGGTGCATTGGCTGATATGGCTGATGAAGTGGCTAAGAAGGATTTCAAACCCTTGACACTAGTTCGTAAGTTTGGTTTTGATGCTGGTGAGAACTTTAACATGATGACAGCTTGGCTAGCCCATCGTTACAAAGCCATTGATGATGGCCTTGATATGAGTGATTTAGCTGTGCAAGATCGTGTTAGTGCGTTAGCTCGTAACTACACTTACAACATGAATGCTGCTGGTGACTTAAAGTATAATCAGGATAGCTTAGCTGCTGTATTCCAGTTTATGCAAGTGCCACATAAAGCTATGACTCAGATGACGTTTAACCGTAATCTAACTAAAGGTCAGAAGGCTAGGTTAGCTGGCTTTAACGCATTGATGTATACCCTACCTCCTGCGGCTATGTATGAGCTTTATTCTTCAATGGGTATTGATCTACCAGAGGATCCAGTTATTAGGGACGCAGTAGTTCAAGGTTTAGAAGGTGTTATGTTTAATGCTCTACTAAATCAAACTATGGGTGAAGGTAGTACAGACTTTAGTGGTTTGTCCCCTGTAGATATGTATGGTACTTATGAATTTATACATAACCTATTTACTACAGATATTGGAACCACTGTAGCTTCTACACCTTCTGGCCAGTTATTCTTTGGTAATAACCCAAGGTTAACTAACTTTGCTAAGACTGGTGCTAGGTACTTTAACTTAATAGAAGATCATCAAGAAACTCCAACTACACTCAAGATGGTAATGGAAGACTTCCTTAAACTATCTTCTGGTATGTCTAATGCGTTTAAAGCATTACATAAAAACGAAGCTAGTAAGAAGGTTGATAGTCTAGAATTACCAGTAACTGAGCGTGAAGCTTTCATGGCTGTATTTGGATTTGGTACTAACACTGAAGCTGCTGCTAGGTGGAATAGTAATAAAACATATACAGAGTCTAAGGAGCTTAAGAATGATGTCAAAGAGTGGTATGGTTCGTACAAGAAGCAACTGCTACGAGATGGTATTACCCCAGAGGAGCGTGATTACACCATCAGGACGTTCAATGAAGCTTGGCGTGTATGGAGTGGTGAAGCTGATTATGTTGCCCGAGAAGAGTTATCGAAGTTAATCAAGCGTGATCTGCAAAGTAAGGATATGAGGTTGTTTAATAGTGTTATGAGAGCTTCTGGTTATACAACTAACAATGATTTCAAATTGTTAATTGATACTTTACCAGAGAGTGATAAATATCTTAAACAACAACTAGAAGAAATTTTAGAATTTTCAAAAAGGTATAAAGAAGAATAATGGCTGTATTTGATACAAGCAACGTAGGTCAAATAGGTCAGACAGCAGTCTCCCCCACTTCGGGGGTGGCTGACAAGTCTAGCCTAATAGGCCAAAAGACAGTGGGCAACCTGATTGGTTTAGGTGTTGATATTGCTCAAGACGTAACTGCAAGGCGTGCTCAAGCTGCTGTTAACGCAGGTAAGAACTCTTTTGCCCAACAACAACTAGTAATATCTGATGCTGTAGAACGTGGTGAATTATCTTCTCAGGAAGGTAGACGTAAGATGCGTCAGAACGTAACACAAGCTTTAGCTGCTGGTATGAGCTTTGACGACATTAAGGAAGTGCAGAGTGGTATCATGTCCACTGCTGGCTTTGGTAAGGTTGTAGCTGAAGGTACTCAAGAAGAGCAAGATAGGATTAAGTTTGAATCTGATGCTGTAGACGCAGGTTATGTTACAGCTACAATGACTCCCGTACAAAGGGATGAAGCTGTAGAGATGTACCGTACTAACTTAGTTGCTAGGGAGCAGCTTAAAGACTCCACAGCTCAGCTAGGTTTCCAATCTGCACAATTAGATTATCAACGTAAGATACGCAGGAATAATGCTGAGCTTGCTGTAGGTAACCTAGGGGCTACACAATACTATAAGCTTAACAATGAGTTCAGTGATGTAGCAACTGGTGTAGCCGATGGTACTTACACTAAGGAGCAAGGCTTACAACTTATGCGTGAAAAACTAGCTCCTACTATCTCCACATTAAATCAAGTAGGTGCTGAGTCTGGTGAAGTGTTGACTAATATGTCACAACCAATCCTAGATATGGCTCAACGCTATGAAGACCAAATCACTGGTAAGATTAGTATGGAAGTGTTGAAGGCTGAGATTGATAAGAATCAAACTGTACAAACAGCAATGATTCTATCTAATCCACGTGTATCACGTGCAGCAGCAACTTCTAACATCTTCGGACATGCTATTAGTATTCGTACTGAGGTTGAAGCTGCAGCTATTGGAGCCATTACTACGAATACTAATTCAGGAGGTACTGGTAAAACTGCTGACTTATTCCCAGCAGATCAACAAGATGCTAAGACTGTAGGTCAATACTTTGACTTCATGAAAGATAACATCAAACAAATGGATAAGTCACTAGAACCTGAAGCACATAAGATTAATATGGACCAACAGGTTCAATCCATCTTAGAGGGTGTTGGTGATCATTCTGGTGGTGTTAAAAACATTAAGGAATACAACCAGACTATTGAGTTCTTAGCTTCCCCTGAAATGGGAGCTTATGTATCACAGACAGGCGGTGTACCAGCAGAAGCTGCTGATGATGCCAAGCTTGTAATACGTACTCAGTATGAAGATGTAGTTATCCCTATGTTGCGTGAAGAGTATGAAACTTCTAGCTTAGGTGGGGCTGTAGAGGTTAATGGTGAGACTGCTGTTAATGCTCGTACAGAAGACCTCATAGAACCCGTCTTTACGGGCGCAGGAGTGTCTTTCCAACCGAAGGAAGGGGTTAGGTTAGGTAGGGGTGCTACACAGGCTCTACGCTCTCTTAACGCTAAGGTAACACCAAGTCTTAATAGGTTTATTCGTATGACTGCTCACCTGAATGGTAACAGAGATTATAAGAAAGCCTATGAGGATAATTATTTAGGAATCTTTGGGGTAGAGTTAAATGACCAAGCTGAGTAATAACTTTAGTAGAAGTGAATTCAAGTGTAACTGCGGAGAGTGTGATTATGACACAGTTGATGCAGAACTTGTAAAGGTTTTACAGGACGTAAGGGACGCCTACAACGCTCCTGTAAAAATCACATCAGGGAATAGATGCCCTGATTATAACAGGGAAGTTGGTGGGGCTGACAAGTCCTACCATGTTCGTGGACGTGCTGCTGACATTCAAGTCAAGGGTATTGCTCCAGATGAGATTGCGCAATACTTAGACTGGAAATACCCAGACAAGTTTGGTATTGGTAATTATAAAACATTCACGCATATAGATACGAGGAGTGGCAAAGGCCGCTGGAAGGGTTAATATGATTGCAGGTATATTAAAGGTGGCCTTAGGCACCGTGGTAAGTATCATTACTAAAGCAGCATCAAAGGAAGTAATGGAATGGCTACTGTTTTATGTAGCAGACATCATTGTTAAGAGCACTAAAACTCCACATGATGATGCGTTCCTAGCTAAAATCAAAGAGGCGAATGAGAAGGCAGGAAAAGAGTCATGAGTCTAAGTCAGGAGACTATCCGTACAATCATCTGTGTCATTACTCTTGTGGGTGTTGGCGTAGGATCATACGTCAGCAATCAAACTCAAATGGCAAAGATGAGCGCTATCGGAGAAAACCTGACTAACAAGGTAGTTGAATTAGACAAGTACGATATTCTTTTACAAAATAGTATAGATTCCAACAAAGAAAGGATTATTAGGTTGGAAGAAAGGATGAAGATCAACACGAGGGACTATGATAGGTTAATCAACACAATGGATAATCTAGGGAAGAAGCTTGAGTTGTTAGGGAATAAAATTACAGAGATAAAGGTGCGTAAATAATGCCAAAAAAGAAGAACGGTGAAGCTGCCAAAAAGAAGAAGGGTGGTATCTTAGGTAGTGGTCTAGCGGAAGATGCTAGGATGAAGCTTAAAGGTCGTAGGGCTCGATTAGATGAGATTGAGAGGGCTATGATGGGAGCTGGTACAATTACTAAGAAGAAGTGAGGGTAAGGTATGACAATCAGTGATGCTAAAAGGGCTTTCTTCCTAAAGGAACTCTCATTAACAAGCTCGAAGTTAAGTACTAATAAGTTAGCTTCAATCTATTACAAGACTAAATTGGGTGTGATATAATGCCTTTAGAAAGTTTGAATGATTTGGAGTACAGGTATTACAAAGAGGCGCTGGAAGGTACGTTACCGGGGAGTGCGGGGGCTAATGGATTCATTGACTACAATGACACATCAACTTCAACAACCCCAGTGACGTTACTGGCAAATACATGGACAGCTATACCTAATGACGGACTAGGTGCTTTTACTAATAAAGTATATTCACCTAGTGGTGTTACAGAGTTAATGGACACAAGTACGGGCAAGCTAGACACAACCGAACTAGCCCTAGGTTCGACTATACTTATCAGGAATGATTTTACTGTAAACCCAAACACTAACAACACCTTGCTAGAGTTTAGGTACACGCTAGGAGCTGGGGCAGCCTCTTATACACTTGAAAAAATAGTAGGCCGTTTAGATAGTGGCTCAGGTATTAATTACAGGAAGTCTTTAGAACCAGACTTAATATACATGGGGGACTTGAACACAAGAGACAACCCGATAGGCTTGGAGGTGAGGCTAAGTGCTGGAGGTACTTTAGTAAACGCAGGTTCAGTTATTCAGGTAATAAAACAATGACGATAAAAGTGTATAAAGATAGCTCAGCTAACGCTATATTTATAGAGGACTCAAACGGGGCTCAGTTTTTAAACTCTTTACATGCTACAGTTACTGACGACACATGTTCAATAAGTGACACAGCTAAAAGTTTAGATATAACAACAGGTATAGACTTTGCTGAATACGTTGATGAGTCTGGCACACCCTATGGCACTACAGCTGTAGAAACTTGTGACGCTTTAAACGCTATATTTTCTAGCTCTGGTACACCCACTGGGAATATACCTGCAATCACCAGCACGCTTTCTATTTCTAGTGTGAGTGGCTCAGTAGTAAACTATGAGCTTACAGCTGATTATGGTGTAGGTTATGAGTGGGACTTGTCGAATGTTCCGGGGATTACAACTGTTGAAGGCAACCCAAGGAAGTTGATAGGTGGTAGCGGTTTGCCTGTTGGTACTTATAACATCCCAGTAAAGGCCATTAACTACAACGGTGAGGATAGCAAGACAATTGTACTGACAGTAAGTACACCACCCTTTGCTAACACTAAGAGTGTGAAGTTTAATAATAACGATTATTTGCAAGCAAATGCAGGTGTTTTGCAGAATGTTTTAGGACGTACAACTAATGGTACAGGGTCTTCTGATGCTTGGACTATTTCTTTTTGGTTTAAGCCCGGGACATCAACAAATCAATCTCAAACAATTGTTTATTTTGGCAGTCAAGATGTAACAAACCAAGGTTGCATCCAAATAAAGTACAACGGGCAAAACAACCAGAAGCGTTTAGAAATGCGTTATGGTAGCAGTAATAACAGGCTTAACTTTTCTACAGCCATAAATAGCCTAAGTACAAACAATTGGTACCATATTATGGTAACTTATGACGGGGGTACAACGGGGGCAGGTAGCGGAAGTGTAAACGCTTACTATGGGCGTTTTAATTTCTTTATTGATGGTACATTAGTGAATGGCACTAATGTTAACACAAATAATAACTTTGGTTATACTGGCAGTGTACAATCCCAAAACTTTAGGGTGGGCAGGTTTAACAATGGTCAAACAATGCGTAACAACTGTAAGGTAGATGAACTAGCTATATGGGATAGCGACCAAAGCGCAAACATATCAGATATATACAATAGCGGATCTCCTAGAGATTTAAGCTTAATTAGCTCTGCTCCTGTACATTGGTGGAGGATGGGGGATGGAGATACCTACCCATTTTTGTTGGACTCTGGTAGTGCAGCCAATTGTATTTTCCAGATGTTAAACATGACGAGTGCAGACATCGTTAATGATGTGCCATAGGAGGTAATATAAGGGGCTTTACGCCCCTTTTCTTTTGTCTAAAATTTATGTTGAACACCAACACTAACTACGTTACCAACGAAGTTAAACTTAAGAGGGCCAGCGTCATAAGACATTACTGGCATAAAGATTATATCACCTATGTGACTAGTAATATAACCTTCATAACCATGCACTGCTGCTAAACCTAAACCGAAGTTACCCCACCTATAACCCCAGCCAATCAAATGACTACGTACAAAGTGAGAGTTAGAGAAAGTGGCTATGGAATACTCATAACCATCTTCATCTGCGTAAGTCAGTTGAACCAACTCATTATCTTCATTATACTCAGGTTTGTCTCTAGACAAATGTTCTGTAAAGAACCCTAAGTTAATTCCAATCTCCGCATGTACACTAACACATGTTAGCATTAATAGTAATGTTAAATATTTCATAACCATATCTCCTGTTAGCCTTCATACCTTTTACTCTTCCGCCAAACCCTAGAAGCTTGTGACCTACTGATACCAAAATACTCAGCTATGTCTTTAACCATAATACCTTTCATTTTCATATCGTAAGCCTCCTCTATATCATCCTCAAACATCACTTGATGGGTTTGCACAGACCTCCCTTTAGATGCCATATCTTTCATATTATCTTCATGAGTTCCCCAATGTAGGTGGGCGGGGTTAACACAACTGGGGTTATCACACTTATGCATAACACATAAATCATCATGCTTTTCCCCTTTATATAAAAACATAGACACCCTATGGGCAAAGTCCATTTTACGTTTAGAGTAGTGTGATGGGGTATAAAAGTAGCCATAACCTCTTTCGTGCTTAGCCGCTTGCCACTCCCAACAACCATTCTCCATTTTTATGTATTTATTTTCAAACCTTTCTAACATGTAATATACCCTTAACATAGACACACTATTAATATATCACGTATAATAGAAAAAGTCCCTTAACCAGAACAAGCTATGCATTCACCCTTACTGGCATCCACACCTGCCTTAGTACGCATATAATACAATGATTTAATATGCGGGTTTAGGAAGGCTTCCTTATGAACCTCACTGATGTAAGCTTCATCCTCATCTGCGTCAAAGAACAAGTTGATAGATTGAGCTTGGTCAATATACTCTTGCCTTGCAGCAGCTAAACGTACAATAGCTTTCTGATCTACTTCATAAGCAGTACGGAAAACCATTCGGTCAGAATCTGAGAGCCAATCAAGATGCTGAACAGAGCCGTCGTGATCAATAATGTCTTTAACCAACTCCTCATTCCACTTACCCCTCTCCTTAGCAAACTCCATAAACACAGGGTTAACCCTACTAATCTCACCTGCTGATGTTAATTGATTATAGACGTTAGCTACAATCGGTTCAATACCTTGAGAAACACCACCACAAATAAGAGCGCTAGAAGTATTAGGGGCAATAGCCATAGTATGAGTATTACGAACGCCATAACCTTCACACCATTCAGGCTCACCAAACACCTCAGCCATCCATACAGATGCCTCATGAGATTGGTCACTGATAGACTTAAAGATTTGACGATTAAGCATATGCGCTTCAAATGATTCAAAAGCAATCCCCTTCTGTTGAAGGTAGGTATGGAAACCTAATGCCCCTAGCCCTAAGGCCCTACCTTTCTCTGTGAAGCGTACAGAGGATTCTAAACCGGGAATATCCTTTCCTAGTTCAATAAACTCCTGAGCTACACAATCTAAGAAAACTGTAGATACAAACACAGCGTCAGTATCTTTCCACTCATCATACTTAGTCAAGTTCATAGAACTTAATACACATGTATAAGTGTTCTCTTCATCACTGAATAAAGCAATCTCAGTACATAGGTTTGAAGCTTTAACAGTTAAACCTTTGTCCTTGTACATCTGTGGTGATGCGTCATTCATCTTATCAATAAAGTTGAAGTAACCTTTACCAGTTACAGCCTTAACCTTTAATGCTCGTTGGTATCTGTGTACAGCATCTTCATCTCCATGCTGTAATCTTTCAACGAAAGTATTACTAATATTCCAACCAATATTAAGGTCGTCAGGATAGTTCTCAACATAGTCTACTACTTCAAAGAAGTCACCATGGTCAATGGGCAAGTAACCTGCCCAAGCGCCTCTACGAGACGTCCCTTGTGCAACATCACGCATGTCTTGTACGAAATGCTTAATGATTGGTAAGACTCCTGAGGCCTTACCTCCCGTGGAAATCCCCGAACCACGAGGCCGAATATCACCAAGGTAACCACTAGTACCAAAACCATTCTTGGTAAGCATTGCGGTTTCATGATATGCCTTATAAAATGAATCAATGCTGTCTCCTACGTACTGACCTGAACAACTTACAGGAGTACCTTTATTTGTGCCCATGTTACTGAGGACAGGAGTGCTAAGAGCAAGCCACCCGTTCCACATAACATCAAAAAACCTACTAGCCCAAGCATCAGGATCGTCCGTATGACGAGCTGCCGTTTTAGCAATACGCTCATACGTGTCCTTGATACCAACTGCTTCATGTAGATATTTCTCTTTAAATAATTGCCAGCCACCAGTGGTGAACCATTCAGGAAGATAACCCTCCTCCTGTAATTGTTTTCTTTCCTCAGATAGATGGTCGTATATCGCTACCATTTAAATCCTTGTTCATTCCAATTCCTATTATAAGAAGAACCCACTCCAGTAAAGAAGTCGTTAAACTGAGGGGCGTTAATGTTCTCATAGAACCAATCAGCTATGATGTTATTATGAATCTCAAAGATTGGATCTAAGTTGAGACGTTCTAGGCATAGATTCACCCTAGACTTAACGAAGGTCTTCATCTGCTCAGCAGTGATACCATCCATCTCACCTTTCTCAAAGATCATATCCACTATGCGGAACTCATGTTCAGCAATAGCCCTAGCAGCCTCTGTAAGCTCCTGTGAGAGGAGTTTGTCATACTCTGGTGTGTATGTACCAGCAGCTATACGTTCGTCTCTTAGACGGCTATACAGCCAAGCTCCACCCTCACAGTGAAGGTTCTCATCCCGTACTGAGAAGTTAATACCCCTGACTACGTTCATTAGCTTGTTCTTACCCTTAGCTTGGAAGTGCTTAAGGAAGGCAAAGCTACTGTATAATACAGCTCCTTCAATCATAGAGAACGCCCCGAGACTAAGTAGATCATTTTCCTGTGTAACGATGTTCTCTACAAAGTCCATCCGCTCCTTGAGCATTGGATCATCTACATAAGACATATAGAACTCATCAGTATTTAACATCAGAGCTTCATTAATCTTATTGTAGAAGGGGGCGTGGACATTCAGTTCAAAGAAGCCAAAGGTGCTGGCCATCCTCTCAATATCAGGACGTGGGAACCGTTTCATAACACGGTTTAACCAATAGTCCCTTCCAGCTACCAGCTCATACAGGGTGAATAGGCGTAGTGTAGTTATAACGCCATGAGCTTCAGCTTCAGACATATTAACACGTATGTCTTGAATGTCCTTCTCTACGTTGATTTCGTCAGCAGTCCAGAAGATGCTGTTCTGGGCGTCAGCATAAGCCAACGCCTCAGGGTAGTCGAAGGTATAACTCTTCTTTGGTGTTTGTAATTGTGTCAGGTAATGTGTACCATCATTACCATTCTGACCTATGATATCTATTCTACTTACCATTATAATGCGTTAGTCGTTAATTGTTTTCGCTTCTCAGGAGCCAGCTCATTATACCGAGTCCTGCCCCAGCCCCCGCAGTCCATACATACGAACTTTCTGAACTTGGAGACATTAGTAGTAACATAACCACGGTAATTAATGTGCCTACCCCCGCACTTAGGGCATACAGGTACATCCTGCTCATCCAACACCCCGATGTTAGGGTGGTTTTTAATCCATGGGCGGAGCTTAAGATAAACTTCTTCCAGAGTGAGAACGTCTTGAACATTGTATTCCTTCATCTCCTTCCAAGCTTTATCATTCTGCTTCAGACACTGAAGCCATAACTCAAAGCCGGGGAAGTGTTGGTGTTTAAGTTTAGGTGCACAACCAAGTGCATCAGCGATAAACTCTAGTTTGTTACTAGTGAAACGGAAATGTTTCTTAGCAACAGATAGAGTATCTACAACCTTATAAGGGGAAGGAGGCTTAATACCATGCTCAACTGCTCTAGCATTAATTGTTGGTAGGTCAAACTTATTTGCGTTATGCGCAATAACAATATCTGCTGAATCAAGTAAGTCGATGAGACTTTGAATGAGATCACGATCATCTCCATGTCTGTTTTCTTCATATAAAACTTTATCAGAACCTAGCCACTTAGCCGCATAAGACATTACATATGTCCTATCCTTAAGCATGTTAAGTCCTACGTTCTGTTTCCATAGCCCCCATACATAAGCAATGTTAGGGGAAGTTTCAATATCAATAGTTAAGATTTTAGCCATTATAGTCGTATTCCTTAATCAGTTCTAGGTAGTGGATAGCTTTGTCAATATCTTCAACACCATTCTTAAACAAGTGTCTGGTCACGTACTTGACCACTTGACCTTCAAAGTATTTTAGATTGTTTTTGTAGTTGTACTCGTTAGGCTCAATTCCTAGGTGCTTATAGTGACTACCTCCAACTTGCTTTTCAAGTACACTTTTAGTACGGTCTTCAGTAAATTTCACTAAGAGATCATGGGATACGCTACCCTCAATAAGATCTTCAGTGACACTTACGGTATCAACATCTTCCACATCTTCCTCAATACGTTCTAGCTCATTAACATTAGGCATTAAGAGTAGCCCTCACTGCTGCTACACCATTCTCCTCAATCATACGGCCAGTCTCCTTAATACGTACTTTATCATCATTCTCAAAATGGTTTACGTAATTAGTAGACTCAGCTTCTGAGCCTGTATCTTTTAGAATGTTCATCATTACAACGAAACGATTCCAAGCTTGTAGAGCCTTGTTCTCTACATCATTAAACAAACTATAACCTTTGTAACTATTCATTATTCTTCTTCTCCAAGTCACGATAATACTTACGTTGTGCGTTTTCTTCATCAGTCACTTTCTTGTGACACGTACCACATAGCACTTGTAAATTATCTATTTCGCAGAACATACGTTCTATACAACTGTCCCAATTAACCCAGCCCGTCACAGGTACCACAGGTTCTATGTGGTCAACGTGAACATTATTTACTCTCTTTCGAGTCTCTGGGTCTTGTACAGTTTTAGGAACTTCTGCTCCGCATCCATTGCACTTATATATTCCTCGTGCAACACGAGCATTCCTTAAACACTCATTGATAGGTGCCCACTTCCTAGTGGCTTGACGCAAGGTAGATTTAATAAAGCTTTTATACCTTGCCTCCGTCCACTGACCTGAGCACCTAGTCTTCTCTCCGCTGGGTCTTGCCAAGCTTCTCCTCCAATTGTTCACAATGACGTATATACCATCGTAACGCGTTCTTAAGGTCAACTACATTCTGCATGTAATTAACCTCTTCTAATGTGGGTAGGTTTTTATACATTATTCCAACCCCTCACTTCATCTTCCTTACGTAACATCCACAATAAGTTAGCTTGCTCTGTAAAGTATTCTCTGGCGTTCTCAGGGTACTTCTCCTTATACATAGACATTACCCTTTCCTTACACTCATCTATGCTCTCAGCGTCATACAGAAGCTCGTAGGCAGCCTTAGGCCCCTTACCTTTAACACCGGTGATGTTATCCACAGTGTCTCCTGTAATCATCTGAGAGTAGAAGAACTTCATACCAACGCCTTCAATCTTCTTCTTAGCTTCATTATACTTAAGCCAGCCTAGGTCATCCACCCACTGGAAAGGAAACTCAGGCTGTTTACCACAAGCCCAACCGTAATGGTTACCCTTGGTAATCCTTAAGTCCTTATCCCTTGAGCAGATTACACTGTTGTCCAAGTCTTTCATCTGATCAATAGACATTAGATCATCAGCTTCAATACCATTGGCAATACGCACATCATAGTTTTCAATCATGTAAAGAGTTATATTGTCAAAATGATGTGGCTTCTTGCCAGATCGAGTACCTTTATATGGTTTGGTTACAGCTATTTCCTCACGGAAGTTAGGCTTATAAACTACAGGCTCCTCACCTAAGAAACGATTGCGTCGATTTACCTTGTTTATCAAACCTTCACTAGCTGTAAGATAGAGGACAGGAGGCTCATCTGCTAAGACAGCCTCACATATACCTTGGATTGATTCATTCAGTAGCTTCTCTACGAATTCAAATTCCCTTATCTTGAGTTCACCGTCTTCGACATACTCACCACAGAATCCAATCTCATAGCGAATCACATCAGCATCAATCCGTGGCACCATCTTGCTTAGGTTCCTCTCCGAAGTCTTCATCTTTAACTTTATTTAGGCGTTCTTGTTTAGCTTTAGTACAAGCTTTAAGACGCTTACCATCAATAGTGAAACCACCACGGTTTACATCAATGTGGTCACCCTTCATCCATGCACCAATGAAAAGACGCCTTAACATATAAGGGTCTTTCTCATCAACTGCTACGATAGAATCACCAGCAACATAGATTACATCATTCTTTTTAACACCATGTTCAACATAAGTTGAATCTAGTACACGGCAGAACTGCCCAACTTCAATAGGTTTTACTGTCATTAACTCTCTTTCCAAAATTAGCAAAATGAATTTCACGGCCATGTTCCCACATAACCTTTAACCCCTCAGCGACTAGGGTTAAGTCGTTATCCTCAACAAGAACATACAAATCTAAACAATTCTGTGAGTACCTAGTTAGAGGATGACCTTTCCACATTACCAAGTTTCTTCTTCCTCTTGTTCTTCTTCAGGTTCTTCTTTCTTAGTAGCTTCACCACTAAGAGCAGCTTCTAAGTTACTACCAGCAAACTCTAGGTTAGCTTTAATCTTATCTTGTAGCCATTGTGGCAAGCTACCTAACACTTCTACATCAGGCTCCTCAAGCTCAAACACCTTGTGTGGATTAACCAACTCAGGACATTTAGCTGCTTCCTTAGGTCGCATAGTAGATACGTTAGTGATGTTGGTGTAAACCTTACCCGCAAACTTACCAGTACCTTCCCTATTAGATACAGTCACCATACAAGGAGTGTTAACTAGTCCTAGGAAATCACCATCTAGATCATCATTAGGATCTAAAGCGTTATAACGTTTAGTAGACTTAGCCATATCACTATCTAGATTACGTAAAGGCATAGTCTCAGATAACCAACGTGGCTTATCCTCTTGCTCATTACCTTCTTCATCTAGACAGAATTCATCTACGAATTCGTACGTAATCATAATCTCATGTGCAGGTGGTTTCTCTTCACCTTGATATGGACGTTGTGGTTGTAAACCTAAGTCCAACACTTGCACTACACGACATGGGTATGTACCCGCTTCAATTGGTTCTTGTTGTGGGCCTTTATTACCACCACCCATAGGTACTTTCTTTGCGTTCAATGCCATTATTTAGATTCTCCATTTTTCTTCTTTGTTTTGTTATAAGGGCGCTTATAGTTCACGCCAGCATTTGCTTTATTACCCCAAGCATGGGATAGGAATATGTATTCAAATTCCTTTTGGTAAGGTCTAGTCACTAGTGTATCTCCGCATAATTAGATCCAAATTGTACATCACAATCTAAATCTCTATCTAATTTTAATTTACTATTTACTTTATAGACAGCATTCTTGATTACTTTAGTTGCCCTTTCACGTAAACCTATACGTAATAAGCCAATAATTTCATCATGCATCTGTCCGATTAATGGTAGCTTACTCTTACGAATCTCCTTAACCCATTCGTCAAAACAATAAACACCAGTCCCTTGATTAAGCGTAGAGAATCTATCCTTCTCGTAACGCAATGAATACCAGAACTTACTAACTGGATTGAATAACCATTTCTGACCATTCACAATCTTCACTCTACATGAATCAGCAATAGCCTGGATAGACCAATTACGTTTCCAATATGTAGTGTGCAATGTAGTACATTCATCTAATGGCATACCAGTATTACGTTCAAGCCCTTTTGGTGTAATACCATAGGTACAAGAGTAATTAACCTGCTTAGCGTTATGCCTAATTGAATGAATGCTTTTATCCCCTTGCTTGTAAGCATCTGCTTGATCTTGTGTGATCATACGAGCTAACACACCAATATCAAGATGAGGGTCAAACCCCTCTGTATTCATTTCCCTTACATATTCTGGATCATGTTCCCACATATAGTGTTGTTTAGTGCGGTCTTCAAGACTGCTCATATCACTTCCCACAAGCTCGTAACCATCAGGAGAAGATAAGCAACCCCGTATATCAGGGCCATAAGGCTTATCAACACCGGGAAGGTTAACAACAACCTTGTGCTTAAACCTAAGAGTGTTTGTGAGTCCTTGTATTTGGGCTTGGACATACCCCTCCTCATCAACAGCCTCTAGGAAGCCTTTGAGGATTGATATTCTATGTGTTAACACAGAGAGTCCATCCAATAGTTCCAGAGCTGGTTCCTTGTTATATAATTTTTTGATGCTAGGACAGATACCCTGACCATGCTCTAAATTAATTTGAGGAATAGTTGTGAACTCATTAGTCTCTTTATCACGCTTATATTTAAACGTCTGTGGAATCCAACCTAACGAGGCTAACCAATTCTTAATTTGAACTGTACTGCCCGGATTAGGTTCTTTAAACCCGTCTACATACTCTACCTCACCATCATAATCTTCAGGTAGTCCTTCCTGTTTTAATAGGTCGAACCACTTCTTACCTGTAGCACTAACACTACCATCTTTCTTAAAAGGCTTAGCTGGTTTGGCTTTCACTTTTTTGATTGGTATCTTAGGCATTGCTGCCTCAAGTAAACCAACCTTTACTTCTTTCAAGTCGGATAATCTCTCATGAGCTTCTGTACATTTCTCTACATCAAGCTTCCACTTAAGACGTTCCTGATCTCTAGCACAATCCATTTTGAAGGTTAGGTATTCGATTAACCTCCAAGCCTCTTCTTCACTGCCATATAACTTTAGCAAATACTTCCAACACTTTTGCCAAAGCATCCAGTTTATCTTAACATCCTCTTCACAACGATGAATGTATTCTTCTACACTTAACCCTTCCCAATCTGTTACAACTGGCTTAGGTACGCCAAAGTATTCACCCCAAGATTCAAGACCATGTTGAGGCCTATCAGGGAATAAATACCAACTTAACGCTAGTGTATCCACAAGTTTACATTTAACTTCTACACCAAGTAATTTCTCTACAGCAGGTACATCATACCTCTGTATGTTATGACCTATCAATATTTTATCAGGGTCACTAAAGAACGATTCCATGTTCTCATACTTGTGTGTAGATCTGATACCAGAGGTTGTCTTGACACTTAGGCAATGAATCTTAGTAGGTTTAAGTCCATCGGCTTCTATGTCAAATACAAACTGTTTTATGCGTATAGTCCTCTCATTTTCTTTTTAAACATCCAAATAACATTATCAATACGTGAATTAGATAGGCCTACAATAGCTTCAATCTCACGTGGCTTAGCCCTATCTACAAAATATAAGGTTAATATAGCACGAGTATTAGCATTAGATTCTTCAGCTATATGACCAATAGCTTTATCTAAGAGTTGATCACCCTCATGCGTCATGTAGACACCATCAGCAAGCTCCTCATCGAATTCCATACTAACACCACGGTTACGTTCAACCTGTGTAATCTTGTTACATACGTTTTGCAGAATACGGTTAATCCAAGCACCAGCACCGGCCTTGTCTGGATTATATGTATCATAATACTCTAAGGCTTTAAGGAAAGCCATTTGCACAGCATCTTCAGCATTATCATGGTCTTTAAGCCTAGCGTAAGCTGTCTTATACAATACATCATAATGCTCGTTATAAGCCTTACCTATTACATCATTACGTTCCATTACATCTCCGCAAAAACTGTTGTCTCAGGGTTCCAGTAAAGATTAGTTTCACCAACCTCACCAAATTCCCTATCATCAAGTAACACAAGTTTCCTAGTATTACGATCCTCTGGACTTAATTCAGGATCTTTATTCCCCTCAAGTCCAAACATATAATTACATGAACGTCCCATAGCCCTAGAGCCTGCAAATTGTGATGTTAACACTTTACCACCACGATCATGACCCGGACCACCTTCTGGATTACGCAAGTGACAGAAGATGAAGATGGCAACATCTAAATCTTTAGCCATAGCTGCTAAGTCCTGAGCTATTTCTTGTAGCTTAGTGTTAGCATCTGCTGCACTCATTCCATTGGTTAAGTTGGTGATTGGATCGAGGAAGATTGCATCAACCCCATTTGCTGCTGCCTCCACGCAATCGGCTTTGAATGTTTCATAGTCTGCGTGTTGGTATAAGTCGAGCATGTAGACCTTACGGCCCAAGATTTTCTTGCCTGCTTCCTCAAAAGCTTCCTCGTCAAACTCTACTGATGGGTCATGGAACTTAGCCTTAGCTATCTTACCAGCTAATAACTTACCTGTCTTCTTGTTAGCTTCCTCTGGCTTAGCCAAAAGAATTTTCCAATCATGTTCTACAACTAAATGACCTGCTAACGCATTAACAACCTCACTCTTACCCATCTTCTGAGCTGCACCAATGTAAATGGTTTCCCCTTTACGAATGCCACGAGTTAAGTCAGTGGTAGTTTTCCAAGGCCATGATACACCAAACTCAGGAGCTTCCTTACAATCTTCCCAGATGTCATCGAGGCACACGAGTCTTGTATTCTTGGTCTTGGTATGATCCCACCATACAGCTTTATATGCGGCCTTCTGAACCTTCTTACCTTCCAATAGACACTCATTAGCATCCTTCATTGGTAATGTGGCTACAGTGGCCTCAGGAAACACTTTCATAGCTTCCTGTGTTGCTAATTCCCCAGCTTCATCTCCATCAAAACAGAAGGTAATTTCCTTAAAATGCTTTCTGATTTTCTTGGAGAGTCTTGCTAAGTCCTTACCTGCACTAGCTGCACCATGTGGAAGGCTACAGACAGCCGGTTTCAAGTCTTCAAATCTATCCTCTGTGTAAAGATCAATGATGCGCTTAAGTGCAGGAGCATCAAACTCACCCTCTACAATGATAAGACGTCTAGACCCAGTTTTGATAGCTTGTTGCCACCCAAATAAGTCTACATCACCTTGGTCACCTAAAGACCAGAATCGTTTCCCTTCGAATAGTTTACACTTATAAGCTTGTAATTCCCCATCAACGTAATATGGGAAATAAGCTAGTCTAGGTGTCTTACCATCCTGCTCACTGAGTCCAATCTTAATACCATAGTAATCAAGATAGGCTTCCCTAAGCATTCGATCACGTAAGTCCATTACAGGGTAGGTTTGAATCTCTTCAATCTCTTCCCTAATCTCTTCCTTACTTTTACCTAAACGTTCCTTCTCAGGGATGTCATCAATAGATTTAGGTTCACCATATGGATGTTTCACATAAGTGTTACATGAGAAACAAAATCCATCCAGCGTACCATCATCTTTCTCAAACACTTGGAGTCCCTTCCTAGACCCACAAGAATGAGGTAGTTTTTGTATACAATTACTCACTATTAATATAGTCCTCCATTATGTCTCTTAAGGTTAACTCTGCTAGGCAGTAATGCACTGCATAACCTGCAAACACCCACTCACCACGCCATCTATAAACTCCGATATCAACAACCTTGTAGTAATCCTTACCACTCCGTCCTGTATGGGTAGCCCCCTCAGGGATTTTTCTTGAGGTATTCATCCATAATCTCCTCTAAAGATTTAAGTGGAATTATTTCTCTTGGGTTTAAGAATAACCTATCATCGTAGCCTTCAATAGAACATGCAACATAACCATCGACATTAAGTCTCTCTACAATAATATCATCATGAATGTTATATACACCTAAATCATCTAGATATTCTTTGACATTTTTAGTAAGTCTGAGCCTATAAGTTCCGCCCAACTTAATCTCACGTCTGCGCACCATCAACCTCCAGATACATTTCCATCAAAACTTCTGTGGGAATTTCCCTATCTAATTCACTCTTAACATCATAAACCCACACTTCACAGTCCCTATTCCACCAATAATACCCTTCAGGCATTTCCTTGTAGAATAGGCTAGACCAACGATGAGTTACACCCTTAGGCTTACCTGACTTTCTCCAAAGTTCAATAATCTTTTCATTAGTCATTCTTAACACTCCCTGCTATGAACGCTATCAAATAGAGTGAAGCACAGCCACCCATGGTTCCCAAAAGCATTTTAAACAAAAACGGGTCCATTTAAACCTCCAAAAATTTTCTAGCAAAAATTGTAAGAATCAGCAT